ACACAAATATTTAGAGGAGGAAAAAAATAATGGTATTAGGATTTGGAAAATGGGCAGCAAAAAAAGCTTATAAAACTATTACTAAAATTAAACCTACACCTACTAAAGGTGAATCTACAAAAGTTTATTACAAGAAGCTTAGAGGAAAGTTTAAAAAAGATTTAGAACAACCAGGTGAAAGTATAGATAAAGTTTTAACACAAACCAAACAACTTCTTCAAAAAGTTAAAGGTGAAAAGATTACTAAATCAGGAATTTCAAAAGGTAAAGATATAAAATAATGGTAAACCCAAGATATAGACCCACTATCGCTAATTCTAGAACATCTGTTGGACAGAAAAAAGAAGTAATATTAAGCGAAACAAAAAAAGATTTTGTATATCCTGCAAAGGAAAAATATATTGGATCACACATTAAAAGTGATTTAGCAGGTGTACCTGTTTCAAATGAAAGCTACGAAGAATACTATAAAGATTTAATTTAATGGATTTAGAAAACGTAATCTATAAACTTCAAAGAAATTTAGATAAAAGAATACACCAATTAGCAATCTCGGTAACGTCCGGAGGGGTTGACAGTATGGAAACATACAAGTATATAATAGGACAAATAAATGCCTTAGAGGCAACTAAACAGGAAATCTCTAACCTGCTTAATGAGAAGGAGCAAAATGAAGGAACAGTCGTCGACATCAACACAAAAAATACAGTTACCAAATAAGGATTTAGTTGGTTTAAAAAGATCAGAAGAACAAAAAGAAGTCACAAAAGAAAAAACAAAATTACCCAAACCTACTGGTTGGAGAATGCTAGTTTTACCATTTAGAATGGATGAAAAAACTAAAGGCGGAATCTTACTAGGAGATGAAACTATAGACCGACAACAAGTTGCATCGCAATGCGGAAGTGTACTTGCAATGGGAGATGCTTGTTATAGGGATAAAGAGAGATATCCAAACGGTCCGTGGTGCGCGGTTGGTGATTGGGTGGTCTTTGCACGTTATGCAGGATCACGTATAGAAATTGAAGGTGGAGAGGTTCGTCTTTTAAATGAAGATGAAATTTTAGCAACTGTACAGGATCCAACAGATATCCTGCACAAATATTAACCATAGGAAGGAAACTATGCCAGAGGAAAATAAAATAAAACAAGAAAACCCAAAAGTAGATTTAGATACTTCAGGACCTGAAGTCGATGTAACTTTACCAGAGGAAGTAAAAGAAGAAGAAGTAATAGAAACCAAGGACGAAGAAACAGTAAAAGAAGTTAAAGAAGAAGAAGTAAAAGAAGAAGTTAAAGAAGATGATTCTAAGTTAGAGGAATACAGTAAAGGTGTTCAATCACGTATTGCTAAACTCACAAGAAAAATGAGAGAAGCAGAACGTAGAGAAGGTGCTGCTGTTGAATATGCTCAAGCTTTAGAATATCAAAGAAAAGAAGATCAGCATACATTTAAAAAAATGGATACTGATTATTGGTCTAGATTTGAGAAAAATGTAAAAACAGGAATGGAGTCTGCTCAAAAAGAATTAGCAGGCGCTATTGAATCTGGAGATGCAGCAGCTCAAGTTGAAGCTAATAAACGGATTGCAACATTAGCCTTTGATAATGCTAAATTAGAGCAAGCCAAAGCAAATAAACCAGTTGAACAGGAACCTGTACAACTATCAGACGGTGGAAGATTACCACAGCAAACTCCGCAAAGTTTACCGGAACCTGATCCTCAAGCAGAAGCTTGGGCTAGTAAAAACACATGGTTTGGCAAAGATCGAGCCATGACCTTTACTGCCTTTGAAATTCACAAGGATCTTGTAAATGAAGGATTTGACCCTAAATCGGATAACTATTATTCTGAAGTTAATAAAAGAATAAAAGTTGACTTCCCGCATAAATTTGCTATAGGTGGTGATGTAGAGCAAACGTCCAAGACCAATCAGTTGGTTGCTTCAGCTCAGAGAAGTGTAAGACCTGGACGCACAACTGTGAGACTCACATCTTCACAGGTAGCAATAGCTAAAAAATTAGGTGTGCCACTCGAAGAGTATGCAAAACAAATAAAACTCACGGAAGGAGCATAAGCATATGAAAAAAGAAACAAAAGAAACTTCTCGTGCGAGCCAAACACGGTCAAATACTGAAAGACCAAAAGTGTGGGCTCCTCCATCTTCTCTAGATGCACCCCCTGCACCTGATGGATTCAGGCACAGATGGATACGGGCAGAGAGTTTAGGATTTCAAGATTCTAAAAATATCTCTGGAAGATTAAGATCCGGTTATGAATTGGTGAGAGCCGATGAATATAAAGATCAAGATTATCCTGTAGTCACTGAAGGAAAATACAAGGGGATTATCGGGGTTGGTGGCCTTGTACTCGCAAGGGTACCCGAAGAAATTGCGAAGTCTCGAACTGAATATTTTGCTAAACAAGCAGAAGGCCAGAACGAAGCGGTTGAAAACGATTTAATGAGGGAAGAGCATAAGAGTATGCCTATCAATGTTGACAGGCAGTCTCGCGTAACCTTCGGTGGTACAAAGAAAAGTTAATTTTTTAACTATTCCTACTCATCGATTTAAATCAACCCGTTTACATTTATGTAAACACTAAGGAGTAATAACATGGCTAATAGAAACTCAGCCGGTTTTGGGTTTAGACCAAGTGGAACGTTAGGTAATACACCTGCGACTCAAGGTCTATCTCAGTACTGGATTGATTCTGCAGCAACAGTTGATCTTTTTAACGGCATGGCGATGAAATCGACAGGCGGTTATATGATTACTGGTGAAAGCGCCGACACCGTTACAACGGTAGGTGTTCTGTACGGAATCTACTATACAGCAGCTTCTACTAATAAACCCACTTGGGCACATTGGTATGACGCAACAATTACTCCAGCAAACAGTGAAGACACACAAGCGTTTGTTAATGATTATCCTTTCCAAAAATACACAATAGCATCGGACACTGCAGTAGCTGCAGATGTTCCTGCTGCTCACGTGAAATTTATGGAAACGTTTTCTGTTAACGCCAATACAGGCGGAAGCACGACAACAGGTAAATCAACATGCACGCTTGAAATCGGACAAACACATGCAACAACACATTCTTGGAGATTATTAAGAAGTGCTGAGGAAGTTGAAAACAACGACCTTACAGCAGCTTATTGCTCAGTAGAAGTTGTTCAGAACTTGTCCGAATTTGTCGGATCTGGAACATAGGAGCATATAATGGCAATATCAAGAGCACAACTCGTTAAAGAGTTAGAGCCAGGCCTGAATGCACTATTCGGTCTGGAGTACAAACAGTATGAAAATCAGCACGCTGAAATTTATACAACAGAATCATCTGACAGAGCTTTCGAAGAGGAAGTAATGTTAAGTGGTTTTGCAAACGCAAACGTTAAAGTGGAAGGATCTGGTATTTCTTACGATGAAGCACAAGAAACTTACACTGCACGTTACACACACGACACAATTGCTTTAGCTTTTTCAATCACTGAAGAAGCGATTGAAGATAATTTGTATGACAGACTTGCGTCTAGATATACAAAAGCTTTAGCAAGATCTATGTCTAATGCGAAACAAGTAAAAGCAGTAACACCTTTGATTCAAGGTCTTCCGTCAACGGATAATTTTGATTCTGGTGATGCTGTATCTTTGTTCTCAACTAATCACACAACGGTTAGTGGAACAGCAGTTAAAAATACTTTAACAACGCAAGCAGACTTAAACGAAACATCATTAGAGCAAGCATTGATTGACATTGCTGGCATGACGGATGAACGTGGAATAAGAGTCGCAGCAAGAGGAATGAAAATGGTTATTCCTTCAGCTAATCAGTTCAATGCTGAGAGATTGATGAAATCTCCAGGCAGAACTGGAACAGCAGATAATGATATCAACGCTGTAGCATCAATGGGAATGGTTCCTCAAGGTTATAGAGTGAACAATTTCTTAACTGATACAGATAGTTGGTACATCATTACTGATGTCCCTAACGGTATGAAAATGTTCCAAAGAGCAGCTTTAAAAACTGCTATGGAAGGTGATTTTGATACTGGCAACGTTAGATACAAAGCTAGAGAAAGATACTCGTTTGGAGTATCCGACTATAGAGGTATCTTCGGTGTAGAGGGTGCGTAATCCAAAATAAATTTGTGGCGGGACATAGTTCCGCCACATTTTGCAAATAAGGTAAGAAATGCTTAAAAAATTCCTAGTACAGATATGGGCTTATGACTATCACGCTAAATTTGAAGTTTTAGCGGGGGATAATCGTGAATCTATTGAACAATCTATCCTTGACAAATTAGGAGATAAGAGTATAAAGTGGGAATCAACGGGAATGTTTAGAGACACTCCCCGTAGAATAACCTATGAGGAGGTTAGTAATGACCGAAGACCTATACAAACAAAAGAGGTCCTTGGAGTTAGGGTGGCAGTTTGAGTATAATCAACATGGAAAATATACTCTTAATATGGTCGAAATTGATGAGAAAATCAAAAGTATCATCACCCAGATCAAAGCTGAAGAATTTAAAGTTGCTGATAGAGAAAACAAAATCAGTGATTCAGCTGCCCAAGTTTCTGTGGCAACTTAGATAAACGCCACATCGCTGAAAACGTACTTTTATGCAGGGATCTCTTGCACTCAATCAAAAAATAACATATAAATTTACCACTATACAAATTTTTAAAAAAAATTAAATGTAGACGCGTATAGTCGACATCCCCTAGGGACTACATTTAAAATATTCTAGGAGGAATATTATGGCAAACACAACATTTCAGGGAACAGTAAGAGCAGAATCTGGTCTTAAGGTCTCTGTAAAAACAGCAGCAACTGGAGCTTATACTGATTATTTTACAGTTAGTTCAGCAGGTGCTGTAACTGCGTCAAGCACATTAGCTGTTACAGGCGCAACAAGTCTAGCGACTACAGCTTTAATGACTGTAGGAACTGGTATATCAGCAGTAGCAAATGCAATTACAAAACATTCAGTAGTAACTGTTGGTAATATAATTGAAACAACTATTGCTTTAGATCTAACTGGTTTAAGTTCAAGTGCTGCAGCCGATATTATCGGTAAAGAAGCAACTGCTAATTGTCACTATGGACAAATCACAGCAGCTAATAACGGTACTATTTTATCTGGTTACTTACAATGTTTAGAAACACCAACTACTGGTGAACCAGACATTGATGTGTATACAGCGACTGTAGCTACTGGTACTGAAGATACTGCAATTACAGGTTTAACTGAAACAGCAGTATTAAATTCAGCAGCTGATTGGACTAGTTTATTAGCACCAAAAGGCTTTACAACTGTACCCCCTGCTAACGGATATTTATATCTAGTTGGTTCAGGTGGTGGAACAGATGGTGTATATGACGCTGGAAAATTTATACTTAAAATGTACGGATACGACGCGTAATAAATAACTTTATGATGGGGCTTCGGCCCCATCTAGTAATCTTAATTAAGGAGGGATTATGGCAGACACAGTAACAGGACCAACTATCATGCAA